CTCATCTGTAGCTCTCTGGTATACCTGGTCCATATGTGGCACGTTATCGTTGTTACGATAAATCATGTAATATGTCTCAGTACCATTGTGTCTACTAGATACGTAAAAGGTATCTGCATAAGCCAAAGGTGATTTCGCACCCAAGCCAAAGCCCCCGATCTCATAGTTATTATCTCTCTTAGTTGACGCACCGAATGTAGTAAATACATTTTGTACGCGTTCTTGTGAAAGACCGCAACCGTAATCATGGAACATAATACACTCATCTACTCCTAGAATTGTGTTCTTCTCAACGTATTCAATGCAAACTGTTTGCTTGTCGCTCCAGTAGCTAGTATCATCCCCTGTTTCCATAGGAATTTTACTATCTAGCTTTAGTACTCGCTCACGGTTTGCATCAATACAGTTGGAAGTGATCTCACGGACAATCGAACCAATAGGGTCCGAGTATAAATTAATAAGGCTATCCATAATGATAGCCTGTGATCCGTCTGTAATTTTAAATTTGTGCTGTTTTTGAACTCCGATAACTTCATCGACGTTCCGTTGTTGTTGTAGTTTCATTAGTCAAATGGGTTTTCTTGTGGTTTTAATGGGTCCACATACTTATGTTTCTCTTGGTAACACTCAAGATCTGTGTCTGGAGGAGAAGATACTTCTGCATCTTCATGAATATCCACACCCAGTTTATCCTCCCACTCTTCACGAAGATCAGGATGTTTAAATAATACTTGAGCAACCCTGTGTGTAGGGTCTGTTATACCATGAAATTTAAATATGAGAACCTTATAATCTTGAGGAAACTCTGAGTACCTACCCTTCAAAAACTTATCGTACACATCTTTATACTCTTCTGGAATTTTAAAGCAAAATAAAGTGTGATACTTATCTGGATCATAATACATCTCAAGAAGTTCTTGATTTTCCAAATAATCTTCATACTCTATATACTTCTTATCACCAGAGAATTTATACAAGAAAAATATATGATCTTGATACTCTAGATGATCTTCAGTGTATAAAAATGTATTAAGTAAGTTTTCTTTAACAATGTCAAAATACTTTGACATCATAGGCAGGATGTAAGTAAAAGATTTGTTTCGCATCAATCTCCCTTCATAATCCTTCTTCATTGCGAAAATTTAGAAATTAATATTCTACTAATTCTTCAAATCCTTGTTTTACATCCCAATTACTAGAAGTTTGATAGTGTTTGTATTCTGTAAGTAAACACTTTATCTCTTCGTTACCTTGTTCAAGCCACTCTTTAGGTAGCTTATACACTGCTACGTCATAAGATCCTTGTGTATCAACGGCAACTATGAATCCTTCTACTTTGTAATCTGGATATAATTCTTGCATACCTTGTATGTAAAATGCAAGCTGTCTGTAATAAGAATAATTTAGACAGGAATACATAAATCCTGTAACATGCCAATCTCTAATTAAGTGCCCAGTATTTGTATTAAGAGGAATACATTCTCCATACACCTGTTTACTTGTTGTTTTAAGATCAACTATAGTTATTTCTTTATTCTCTTCATCTATCAACACTCTGTCTAGTTTAGACTTACAGTTTACACCGTGCATTGAAAAGAATATTTCTTTCTCTGCTTCAGCTGTAACTCCCTCTTTCTCTGAAAATAATAATCTGTTTGATACTGCATGACTACGTAAAGATGTTAAACATCCATTTATAATCTGACGATCTTTCTGACTAATAGCAATTTTGCCTTCAGAGTCTTTTAAGAAGTTGTAAAATGCAACATTCTCTGGTTTATTTTTAAAACTTTTAAGAATTGTTTCAGGCTTACTGTGTTTAGGGCTATACTGCGAGTGTCTATACGCTGCCTCTGGTATTTCTTTTTCATCCATACCAGATCTCTCTAATTCATAATAGGCTTTAATGTACTCACCCATCTTACCACTTACAGGCTCTATATCTGCCATGATAAACTTATCTGGCTCAAGAGCAAAAGTGTGAATAAGAGTTCCAAGCTCCATTGCAGAACTTTTAGTTTGCATTTCTTTCTGCTTACGCATAAGAAATCTTCTAGGGGATACTTTTAACTCTCCTAGGTCGCTGTTAGAGATTTCCTCCCGTCCGTAATAATTTTGATCTGACATCTTCTTTATCAAGTGTTTGTGTTAGTAATTCCATGTATTCATTATACAACTCTTGTCGTACTTTATGCGCATGTATTTTAGCATTTGCAATAGTACGATCTCCGTCGTCTGCTAGTTTATCTGTAAGATACAACTCATCATCTTCAAGCGCTTGCTCGAGAAAGTATCGAACAATGCTGTCATGACCGCTATCTATAGCAGATGTTAGCAAACGTATATCCATAAAGTGTCTAAGGTGATTAAAGCACTTAGTCACAAACGCCTCTGGATATTGAATTTTAGGTTTAGACATAATCTAAGATTTTAAAACGTTAATATAAACTCCGGGTTCTTCTTTACTGTACTCAAACTTTACAAATATTGGAAGCATTTCATCCGCATTATCATCGTCTATCCAACCATACTTTACCATTTGATCTTGTATTGTCTGAGCAGGATTGATATAATCAAACTTATGTTTGCTCTTACGTACAAATTTAAATGATATTCTGTAGGGCTTAGATTTGCCTTTGATCATTTTAATAAACTCCTTCTTATTATCTGTCCACGCATCTTTACTTTCTTTGTAATAACGCTGGGTTTGTTTGGATACTATAAAGTATCTCCCTGTCCATCTTCTACCGTTCTTGCTTGACGGGACGTTCCCTGGTATAAATATTCCTCTTGGCATACATATTCTATTAGTTCAGCCGCCCCTCTAACTCCGTTAAGAGCTATAAAGTCGGAAAAGTCTTTTACTTTGTAATCAAAGGTATTAAATTTTCCGTTAGTAAAAAATAGAGGTATAAACCCATATAACTTTTTATGTTTATTGGCAAAAGATATGCCAGTGTAGTCAAAGTCATATAATATGTATATCCTTGCAAATCTGTCAGTTAAATCTTTGACAACATCTGCAGGAATGACACAACTCTCAGAAGCTGGTGCAACTGAAGGTATACTCCATATATCAAGACACATCACATCTTTTAATGATTTAGTAATTACTAGTGTATCACCACTCTTGGGCAGTTGGCTGTAACCTTGCAAGTCTGATCCACTGGTATTACTAAGCCACTTATGTGCTTTGTTATACGGTTGATATATCTTCATTTTACTACCACCAAAATCATAGCCATAGATAGGATTGTATTTGTTACTGCTTACAATAAGATTATCGTTAACCCACACATGTTGTGCAGCCTTAACGTTATACTTAGTAAGTATGTGACAGTCAATACCAAACTTAGACCAGAATGATTTATCTTCTTGGGCGTTCCAAGGACGTGATTTGATTTGTATAGTAGTAGTAGACGGTTCCAAATCTTTAAGCTCTTTGTTATGCACGCCTACATATTTCTTAGTAGGTGCTAAAAAGCTAGTAGTAGATATTCCTAGTTGAAAGTCATTATCAACGAGTCGATACGTGTCAAATCTACGAAGCCCATAGAGCTTAGTTAGAAATGTAAAGCAATCGCCTGTATCACCGTTACTAAAGTCTTTAAAGAAATGCTTACCACTACTGTGCTTAAAAATTGTAAAGGAAGGAGATTTATCTTTGCGGAGGGGAGAGCACATAGCTCTACCATATTTAAAATCTTTACCTATATAGTATGAAAAGATGTCTAGGCAGTTAATTCTGCCTAGAATCTCTTCATCTGTTAATTCTACTACTGTGCTACCATACATTAGAATGGCATATCAGCTCCTCCTGTAGAGGCTACAACTGTAGCAGCTAATTCAACTTGTGCATCTGGCTCAGGCTTAACAAGCTTCTTCTTGTTCCAGTCTGAGATATAGATATTAGTTTTATCCGCAGGTACTTCCATACCTTCGATAAAGTTAGGGTACTTAGGTAAAGACGCATATTTACCACGGTAGATGAATAACATTCTAAACTTTCTACCTTGGAATTTCTGTCCAAACATAGCTACAACTTTGTGGCCATAGTCTTCAAAGCTAGTTACATCTGCAATAACAAACTCTGACTCAGCCATACACTTTGTTGCAATGTGCTTAACACGACGAGATACATCTGTTGCTTGCTTCTCTACATCACCATACTCTGGATTAGCAGGGAATTCTGCATGCTTAACTGTTGAACCATTGCCTTGTCTAAACTCAAAGTCTAGTCTTCCGCCTTTGTCTGTGTTCATAGTCACACTTACTAATTCGCAGTTCTCTACGATACCTACTTGTGGCATTACACCACCTGTGTTGTTACTTTCTACGTTAGTTCCGTACATTTTCTCTCTTTTTAAGAATTAATTACTAAATTACTACTGATAATCTTCGATAGCTTGCGCCACCAATTTTAAATCGTTTGGTATTTTAACAGATCCAAACATGTCTTTCGGGGTTTTACCAGTGTTGGTACCATCATTTTGTGTAATAAATGTGTACTCCATACCGTTTTCACCCTTCGTTACGTCTGTATACAATACAATTGTAAACATACCCTCGAGAGTAACCACATTGTCCATCATCTTACCGATAGTCTTTGCTTTTGTTACTTTGTTACCATGTGCATCAAAGGTAACTTCCGAGTGCATCATAAACACAACTAATAAATCATCGCGCATAGCTTTAACTGCATTGATAACTGACCAAGCATTCTGAGCAATCTCAGTAAACTTTTTGAAGCCAGTCTCGTTTGCTCTACGCATGTACTCATTAGCCATAGTGTATTGATAATCATCAACAATAATCGTCTTTATCTCAGGACGTTTCTCGTTAATGTAATTCAAGCATCCGAGAATCTCATTTGATACATCTGTTGAACAGAAATTACCATTAGGATTATCTTTGCTGAATATAGGATACTTAGTCTTCCATCCTTTGAATGGTAACGCCTTGCGGGCTACGTTTACAATGAATGTTGACTTAGGGTTTAGATTCTCAATTGAAGTGGATTTCCCTGTTCCACTAGCGCCAACTATTAATACTTCTTGTGCCATTAGTCTTGTGTTTCTTGGGTTTCTGAATTACTTGAATACGATGGTACTGCATCCAATATTTGATTGTGTGCAAGGTTGTTCTCCATAAGGGCTATACATGGTTCACCCTCACGAACTTTTAGATAATGCCAAAATATAGAATTATCTGTAGGCCACCTCTTTGGGCCGTACGCCCTAATTCCAAGCATCTCTGGACGATGTGTTACCACCACAATGTCAGAGTACATATAACATGCATCTGCACCGAATATGTCCTGCTTCTTAGGGTAATGTAAATCTGGATTTTGGATACGCTCTGACGCCTCAATGTTACGGTTCATCTGAGAGATCAAGATAAAAGATACCTTAATCAATTTCTTTAAACCATTAAACATAGCCATCAAGTCATAGAGTAAATCTCTATCTTGCGCACCACCCGCCTTCTTTACAAGTAAAGTATGATCTAACATAACGATAACCGGTTTCTTCATCTCTTGTGCAAACTTTAATACAGTTGTTTCAAGAGATTTTACACTACCGGGTATATCGACATAGTATATATCATAGTCATTTAACTTACGAGCTTCGTTCACTGCATTCATATAGTAGTTGTCATTGAGACTAAAATTCTCTGACGCACTATACAACTGCTGTGTGGTAATCTTCATCTTGTTACTAAGCTTACGAGCTACAAGTCTTGAAGATAACATCTCAAAGTTAAATGATAGTATTGCAAAATCTTCGTCTGGATTCAGATCTTTTAAACCTGTTTCCAACTGACCAAGAACTGCAGTCTTACCACTACCAGACATACCAGCAATAGTTGTGATTGTCTGCCACTCTATACCACCCATAGATATGTTGTTAAACTTCTTCCATGGTGTAGTAAGAGATTTGATCTCACCTTTTCTCCTACCATCAATATAGCGTAATGCTGTATTAGATGCTTGAGAGATATGGCGCCAAGGTAAAGCCTTGTGTTCTTCGCTCATATAAGATCTTCTCCGTAATTTGATTCATTAGTACTTGTTGGAGTATCGAATTCCATGCTTTCATACATAGTCCAAGATTCTTGGTTTATGTAAGATGACATCATTTTCCAACGTGGACGAAATTCACCAGACCAACTAGCACGCTTCCTATCCTCTTTCTCATTGTCTAGAGCTTTTAGAATAGTTTCGTGCAGATCTGGGTTCTTAGTAATAAGCGCAATATACCTTAGTTTATTACGCTTCTTGTCATTGTGTAAAGGTCTGCTTTGATCCTTCATAGGATAAGCACTCACAAATTGATTCCAGCAATCTTCGCATCCTCTGACCGTAAATAAATCCAACGCTTTTTGACGGAGAGTAAGAGAGTTATCGGGCATTATTTTCACAAAGCCGCGTTCTTGTAATTTAGTCTCGTCAATAGGTAAAATTTCTAGGTACTTAGTAAGCTGTTTAGCGTTCTCACTTTTAAGAAGTAAGTATACGAATTCGCTCGGTGTCAATTTGTTGCCCTTTAACTTGGTTAAGTTTAAAGACACTTTCATTGCAGTTTAAATAATTATCTAGTTCTTCTTCAGTTAAGCATATCAGAGCATCATCTGACATACATTTCATTCCATCCTCACATTCTATACAATTAGTCATTTTCTTTAAAATTACCATCGCAGTCCCAGTGGTTTGAAATTAGGAGATATAAATATACGTCATTTGGCTCAATTTCGCAACCAAATTCCATCTTAATTATATCCGCCACAGCTTCAGTAGGCAGTGTATTTAGATCTTGATAATAGAACTTTAACACTTGATAAATATGTTGTATTTCAAATACATTTACCTTTTTACCTTTGTAGGGACTGTCTTTTGCCATGTTATATTATTTAATATCCTAAAGGCGGGTAATCATTGTATGCATCATACGAATCTATACCGCTTTGGAAGTCTTCTTTGTACTCATCTAGTACATACTCTTTTGTAAAAGTATGTAATTTTGTATACTTTTCCAAAGCATTAGATGGGTGAGCAGACTTAAGTGCTTCAGTACATGCATTGTAAGCAGACCATAGTGTACGCCCTGTAAACACAGGGGATTCAAACCATTCTTTAGTTGATTTTGTAAGCTGAGGACTGTTTAAAACTCCTTCATTTACAAACAACTGTCCAAAATAGTCTGCTACTTGCTTATCGCTAAAAGGTATATCACCCATAAAAGATGCATCTTCTTTTGCTAACTCATACCTGTTGTCTACATCCTCAAACAACTTTTGTATAAGTTTATCAAGATCTTCTTCTACATTCTGCGTATGTTTACGCATCTTAATAATATCACCTACGAACATTAGGTTAGAGCATACAGTTACTTGTGCCCCACCACACACACCTACAGGTAATGTCTTGTCGTAAGAGTTACGGAATCCTATGGATTTAGTCATGCTATTGTTATCTCCGTCCCATACTAGTGAGCCAAACAACTGCTGTCCTCTTTGATTTACTTCATAGTTATGCTGTGAAGCTTCTCTTCCGTAATGTTGGTTACCAGCCTCAGTTATCTTTGTAACTAATTCCTGGTGACTTACTGGTACGTAAGTCTCTGTTTTCTCAGGCACTTTGATAAGGCCTAGCTCTTGAAAATCTACTACTTTTGCCATTTTGTTATGTTGTAATAAGGGTTTTTAAATGATTTTAAATGTTTTGCAATGTGGTTAACGTTTACTGAAGGGTAGTTAAATCCAAACATCAACTCAAATGTACTTTTTGTAACTAATCCAGTAGTATCTTTCTTGTTTACTACCTTTTTCTTCTTTGGTTCCAGGGGAACATAGTTTAAATACTTTTTACTCGGCATAATTTACTTGTTTTAATCGTTTAACATCTCTCTATAGTCTTTTAACTCTTGATCCATATCTACTCCTGCAATCTCTAGGCATTCTTTCAAAGAATCTAGTTTGTGGAATAGATGGTCTTGGCAGCCACACTCTTCTTGATCTTGTTTTTCTAGATCGTAGTAAGATAGTACGACATGCACAAGTGCTTCAACGCCTTCTCTATCAAGCTCGAGACTGTCTAGCATCTCAGGCTGTTTCTCAGAAGGTTCGTCCTCTTTGTTTGTTGGGTTATGTGGTTCCCAATCCCACCAGTCTTGAATCATTTTAAAATATGTATCTAATTGTGTTCCAAGGTATTATACGATCGTGTAGAGCTGTAAATGCATCTATGTACAAACTCTTTAAGTGTCGCGCATACCTTACGTTAGTACCTCCGAACTGAGATGTCTTCTCTTCCTGCACAGCTGGATTCCACAGATGTGGCTCTGCCTCGGGATGTCTTGTTAGATTCTCCTGATGCTTCTTCTCGTTGTGTGTTAGAAATATTACCTCAGCTAGCACCTTGTCTTTGTTACTCACATGTTTGTCAAGTAAATTAAACAAGTCTTCATAATCCTCTAGCCAGTTATCTTCTACAATGACTGGACTAAAGTTTACATGGACATCATAGCCTGCATCTATAAACTGATCAATAGCTTTAATTCTATCAATAATTTTAGATGTGTGTGGCTCATGTATGTCAGACATGTACTGTGGCATCAAACTAAATCTGATGCGTATCTTACCTTCAGGATTAAATAATAGTAGGCTACGATTTACATACTTGGTAGCAAGGCTGCCCATGGCAACCGGATGATCTCTGAAGAACTCAAAGATCCTTTCCCAATCATGATACTTAGCGTGCAGTGCAAAGTCTTCGTTACAACTAATGTCGTAGGTAGTGTACTCTGCATGTGTCTGGTTGGGTTTGTCTACCGGTGTAAAATAAGAATGGTTGTTTATCTCTGTTAGTATGTCCCCGGTGTTTGTTGCAACTGATAAGCCGTCTGGCTTGTGTCGCTTCATGTAACAATAAGAACAATCGTATAAACAACCATAACCGAATGATGGTGATATAAAATCTGTGCTGCGTCCTGATGGTCTGATAGTAAAAGTCTTACGTTTTACTTTCTGTATCATACTACAACTTTGATCTAGATTTCATCTCGTCTTCTATTATATAAATAAATCCTTGTATGTAAGGATTCTTGTGGCCTTGCTGCCTAAGCTTAGTTAGATCTTCATAAGCTAACTTAAGTGTGAGATCGTCTAGTACTTCTACTAGTTGTAGCACGCCTCGTCTTTCTAATCTATCCATAATTTAATCTTTAGTGTTATAAGATACAATACAGATGACTACCACTGCTAGTATAGTGGCTACAAATAAAACTAAATGCATCATTTCCAAGGTTTTGCTTTAATTATATGTGAAAGTGTAATTACATGCATGAACCTATCTAACTCTTCATCGTGTTTGTAATAAATAAAGATAGTATTGTAGTGAGAACTTACACAGATCTTGCTTTCAGCTTCTGTAATGTAACAGTCTCCTAATTTGCCGTCTTCTTTGTAATATACCCACCACTCTTTAATTACTTCTCCATCCTCTTTCTTAATCTTAATATACTCTTTGTCTACATCTACTAATGTACCTTCCCAATCTAAAGATGTTTCTATAAGTTTTTGTTCTAGTTCAGACCAAGTGTATACTGTTGTTAAGCTAGCTTTGTAATACTGTGCCTGCACTGTATATCCTAACAGTAACAGGCAAATAGTTAATAGTCTCATGGTATTGCTTTAAAAGGTTCTACAATTCTAATCTTACGTAATGCAGTAACTGCAGTAAATTTCTCTATAGTCTCATCATAATGAGAGAATACATATATTGTACTGTCTTGAGTACCCACACATATACTACCATCTTGATTTCTTGGTACAAACCACTGACCTAATGTATCTGTATGTACATACTCCCAAAGATCCATTACAAAGCTACCATCTTCTTTCTCAAGAGCAAAGTATTCTTTACTTACAATAACTCTAGTATCTGATTTTTTAGTTCCTACTTTAGAAAATTCTTTAGTAATTCTATCGTAATTATAAATAGACCACTCTGAAGATTTGTAGTAGTCCTGTGCTTGCACCATACCCCCTAGTAGGAACAAGAATACAATTAATATTCTCATAGTCTAGTCTTTATCTCTTCGAGTTCAGCTTCAAGCGAATTAATTGCATTAGCGTTCTCATTACACATTCTAGTTAATAACTCAAGTTGTTTGTCTATGTTAGTAAGCTGTGCCTGCTGCAAGCTTAGTAGCTCGATAACTCCATCTAGTTTCTCACTTTGTTTCATACTGATCTGTGTCATAATTAATCTTTTTTTAATAGTAGTTTAACGTTTATCAGATTTGATAGAGGTATATTAGTCCTATGAACGGATTCACAAAGATTATATACGCATCATTAATGATAATATTCTATACCATAGGTATTATGTTATAGAAAATGAGAGGAGCTCCCACAGCTCCCCTCGATTCTCATTGCTGATTTTCAAATCTAATTGATTTGATGCCTGCTTTCACAGGACTTGCTGTGCCCAACTCACGCTTGGTACTCTCGTTACTTTTCTGTTGTTTTAGAGACTTGTTCTCTGACTCTAACTCTTTTACTTTTTTCTGTAGCGCTTGTATTTGCGCCTGTTGAAATTCATCTACACTCATGCTGTTATCTCGTCTATAGTGTCCACCCAACTTACAGTCTGCCCTTCTTGTCTTTTGTTAAGCCAAGAGACTTCTTGTGTGTCTGGTGCATACAAGTTAATAATAATTGCTGTCTTGCCTGGTACATATCTAATGATACGGCCCGTACGCTGTATGTTATCCAACTTACGAGAATTACCAGCAGCAACAATACCAAGGGAACAATCAGGGACATCGAAGCCTGCATTCAGTGCTTTAACAGAACTAATAACTCTTTGTTTAGTCCTGTTATCTTTAAACTTCTTAAGTATCTCTGTCTGTTGTTTCCTGGTACGCTTGCTGTGAAAGCTGAGGCAAACATCCCCCAACTCTTCTTGCACATCGTCAGCAAATTTAGTTGACGCACTGAACAATAACGCCTTGCGATCGGCAAATTTATCTAAAATTTGCTTAATTACAGGTATTTTAGCTCTAGAATTTTTACATATGTCCCCACGCTCACGCATAGAGTTATAGTAAATAGCTGCCATAGCTCTTTTCTCTGGTGATGCACTCTTATCTTGTAAATACCTTCTGGCATTGTTAAAAGACTGTGCTCCACCAAATCCAATCCTACTTGCAGCGTATCTAAATTTATTGTTAGCTTTAGTGTATGCTTCCTGCTCGTCATCCTCCATAGGGACTGCAAGATTGTATACAAGGTAATTACTAACCCATCCATTCTTATGACACTCTTCTATAGGCACCGAGTCAATAACTGGTGCATACTCTAGTAGAATATCATGCTTACCGTCTGTACGTTCTATTGTAGCTGTAAGACCAAATATAAAATCATATTCTATCTTATCAAACACCTTAATAAACTGTTCTGCACCGTAGGCATGTATCTCATCACATATAAGTAAGTCACATTTAATACTTTTCTTATATGCAGTGTTGATTACAAGCACCTCACAATTTTTATGGACCTTATGTTTCTTAAGTTCTTTATTCCACTGTGCTTTTAGGTTTATTGTAGGCACTACAATTATAACTTTGCCTGCAGGCCTTGCTTTTATAAGACGTATGATAACCATAATAGCTGTAAATGTCTTACCAAAGCCTGTAGCAGCTAGTAAAGTACCCCTACCATTATTATCTGCAAGTTTCTGTACAATCTGAAGCTGTCTCTCTGTTCTACCTATTGTTTTTGCAGCACTCATAAGCTATTGTGATAGTTATCGTATTGATCCTTAGTTATCTTGTACACGTTAAGCATCCTGTTTGGGTACTTTTTATTAATTGATTTCATCTCATGTCCAGGCAAATAAGGTTGTAATCTAGCCTTATATTCTTGCCCGTTCCACGTTAAACTAGTGTACTCACATAACATACATGACTCTGTAAACTTGTACACTTGTGCAAACTCTATTGAGTTGTAGCTGCATATTGTGACATAGTCTCCTACGCGCAGCTCTTGTCCTGACTTGTCTTCTACTTTTTCCATACGTTTGAAATTTCTGTTTCTGATTTTAATAGTCCTGATGGTATAATATCTAGCGTTGACTTTTCCATAAGCTCTCTAAGCTGTGTGCACCACATATCTGCATATGATGCATGCACAACAGTGTCGATCTGATCATGAACTGTCATCACTATTTTAACAGGCAGATTGTTCTTGTATATAAACTCTCTCACCATAATAAGTGCAGATTTACACATGTCAGCGCCACTACCTTGTATTGGTGTGTTCTTGCTAGCACGCTCTATCTTACCCATTACAGTGTTGTCTGTATTTATACCGTCCCAATCGTCAAACCATCTGATACGTCTGTACGGTGCATATGTTTTAATATGTCCGTTGTGCTTACCGTAATTACCAAGAGACTCCAGAAAATTTTTGATTGCGGGAAATGCTGTGAAGTATTTCTTAATCAATTTCTCTGCTTCCTTGATACTGATAAGCAATGTATCAGCTAGTTTGTGTGGGCCCATACCATAGGCTAAACCGAAGTTAATACTCTTTACATTTGTGCGCAGCTTCTTGTGTCCTGGACAATTACATTTCTGCTTGGCTATCTCTGTACCACCACCCAATGTCTTGAATGCATAATACTCACAGCCTGCTTCAGTTGCATCGCTCCACTCCTTGCCATACACTAGTTGTGCACACACGCTATGAAGGTCCTCTCCATTCTCTAGCGCTTTAAGCCACACCGGATCTTTACTCCCTGTGGCTATAATACATAACTCCTGAGAGCTGTAGTCACCTGATACAAATACCCAGTCATCGTAACCACTAATAAAGCAGTTGCGGTAGCTGTTATCTGCAGGTATTTGCTGCATGTTAGGCTTACCTGATGCAACTCTACCTGTGTTTAGTATTTGTTTAAAGTTCGTACGGATTCTACCGTCACTATCTACATTGTCTAGGAACTTATCACCATAACTTGTAGCAAGCTTTGATTGCTCTTTGTATCTG